CTGTATAAAGATAAGTGCTAAACACATCCTCTACATAGGTTGCACCACCACCAGCAGAACCAGCAGCAGCCTGGAGTATTTTCTTTGTTGACGTGCTCATAAAATATTCCCGATTAGGCTAAGGCTTGACCCGCAGTGAACCCGTACCAGGTAGTGCCGCCGTCTGTGGTGAAAAAGACAAAAACGTCAACCGCACTGGCGGTAGCTGTTATTGTGGGTGCTGTGGCCGCAGGCCAATCTACTGCACCAGGCCAGGTCACAGTAAACCCGGAAGCACCAGCATCCTGAACCAGCTTCAACGAGAAGGAATAACCAGTACCTGTCGTTGGGGGATTGGAAAAAGTGAAAGTCGTATTCTCGGTCAGTGTGTGCTGAAAGCTATTCCCATTTTCGCAGTTCACCGTTACCGCGTTAGAGCTTGAGGTTGGAGCCTCATAGGTTTCGTTGTAGGACTTCGCCTTCAGCTCTTCAGCCAGAGAGACATCCCCGTTTGCGTCTGCTGTCAGAGCCTTTGAGGCCTGGGATGTTCCCAGAGTCGTGATATCGACATAATTTAACTCTGTCGCTGTCGAGGTAACACCATCTAAGATGTTCAACTCTGCCGCTGTCGAGGTAACTGCAGTCCCCCCCAGGGTGAAGGTGGATGAGGCCCCCAACGTTGTAAAAGCGCCAGTGTTTGGAGTTGTAGCACCAATAGTAGCGTTATCAACCGTACCTGAGTTGATGTCAATTCCAGTGATTGCGGTTCCGCCGCCTAACAAACTATCTGTGGAGGTCCAATTTTCATTCAAATAACCGCCCCATACGCCACTGTCGCCAGAAACGGTTGGTTTTTTGAAACTATAATTCGGTGTAGTTGTTGCCATAATAAGTCCCTACGTCCAAGGTGAAGTAATGTCTGTCCAAGTTGTTGTTGGGTTAGTGATGTCTGCCCACGTTGGAGCAACAACCACTGGTATGTCGGACCATTTGAGTTCTGCGTCTGCAGAAACGGTTGTGATCGTCGTAATTGAAATTGGGCCGCTAAGCGGTTCATAAACAGCAACACATACAACAGTCGATATGCTGGTTATATCCGCTTTGCCTTCGATCTTTGGTTCAGCAGAAGCAGTAACAGTTGTTACCGAAGTGATGTCAGCCGAAGCCAGTTTTACTATTCCGCCAGCGGAGTTGTCGCAAGCGACAGTGCTCACACTCGTTATTGCCGCGGACCCAAGACGGGCATAGCCAGCAGACGCTGCAACAGTCGATACTGAGGTTACATCCGCAGCCCCACGCTTTACATATCCCGCAGCCGCAGCCACGGTGGATATTGAAGTTATAGCAGCAGAGGCATCCGTGACATCACTTCGGGCAGCCGCAGCCACAGTCGATATCGATGTTATAGCGGCAGAAGCATCAATCCTGATCGTAACTGTGCCAAAAACACCAGTGCCGTAAAGGGCATAACCGTAACCATTATCGACCTCGGAATATTCGCCGTCACCGTATGTTAAAGCGCCATATTCGCCGGCCATTTTAGGTCATCGTTACTGTGAGATCAGCAGAAGGAATTCGAAAGATGTCGCCCGTTGTAATTGCCTTGCTCACCGCCAGGGCAGCGTGATACAGCAAATTCCCGCTTGTTACAGCATCGAGCACCCCAACGTGGGTGACGGTTCCCCAGGAACCTGTAGATGTGGGCCACTCAACAGCAGAGGTGTTCGATCCAACTCCTGCTGTCCGGGAGAAAGCGCAACTCTGTCGAGCGTAAGATCCACCGCTGACTTCAGTTCCGCTATTATCATCGCCAGGGTCAGACGTATACAATCCTAAATATACAGTTGTCGGTGATGTGTAAGATGTGTTTCGCAAAACGGCGTCGAGCACCGCTGCTTCCAGGTAGTCGCTAGTTCCGGCCATTATCCAAAACTCCTATGCCTCATTCGTAAAGTTGTGCCGCTAAAGCGACTCTTAGTGTCTTCTCTTTCTAAAGATTCAAAAATATCCCGATACAATGTTTGCCAGATAACCGTTCTCTCGTCGTCCTTCAGGTAGGGAGAGGAATGGACCAGGGCACCGTACAAGTAAATCTCTGGGCAGCTAGTGAGTAACCAGTTTGCGTCAGAGTCAGAGCTCATAGCGGTGATCTTTTCGTAGAATCCGATCTCGCAAGTGTAGGAGGTGTCTGGTGTCGGGAAGACCTGGAACGTCTCTCCAATGATTGTGAAGTACCGCGGCTGGCCAGTGGTGTTAGTGTGGCGTTGCCGTTCCTGGTTCTGTTGCTCACTCGAGATATACTCAAGCGAAGTCGTTGGGTCTGTATTCAATCTGATGTCGCGTACCTGCAAGAAGTTGGCAGGGAATGCGGAGTACTCTGTGTCGATCGACGCAGTAGCTCTCTGAACCATTTGTCTAGTACGCAGGTCTCTGTTCAACTTGTTGTGGGCAAGCGTGATGAACGTTGGGATGACTGCCGTGAGGTCTGTCCGATTCAGAAAATCGGCGATCTCGGTCTTCAGTGTCCCGTAATTTGTTATGGCCATTTAAACTTTGCCTTCTCTCGTCCGAAAATATCTGAGGTCGGGAGAGTTTAGTAATTGTTTCATTTTCTTTTGGTCTTTCGTGTATCCCTTCTTGACCCATTCCGCGTACATCACCATTGGGATTGATGCGACCCTGGTCAGGCCGTCCCCATAAGGAGTGTTACGGCAAGTGTCTTTTCGGAGCTCTTTTGCGCCCGTGATTATTTCGGACACATCTTGTCTGCTTTCGACGGTGTACTCGTCAGAGTTTGAGTGGGAGTGGAATATCGTCTCTGTCCCAGTCAGGTCATCCCTGTCCATCACTTTTCGAGCCATGTGGTGCCCCAATAAAAAAGAAAAAGAAAGGGGAGCCGAAGCTCCCCCCAATATCTCAAGGAGAGAATCTTACGCCGTAGTGCAATCGTATACTGCGCCACAGGCGGCTTCATTTTTAACTACCAGTCCGTACTCTGAAAGGATCATGCGCTTTTCTGCGTCGCCGGTCTTCGCCAGGTCAACAGTTTGCATGGGCCTCAACATACCAACGCTCAAATACTCAGTGTCCAAGACAAAAGCATTGCGCGTGGGAGAGAAACGGTTAGGTACAATCGAAAGCTCACCGAAATCGGAAATATAAATATCGGCTGCGCCTATGATTGTGCTGGCACCATCAGGTGCCTGGTAGCGTTGTGCTGCAATACCCGTGAAGGCTGATAGAGCTTGCTTGTTGAAAGCTCCGACCATAACCATCGTGGGTTGCCCACCGCTTGTCCAGGTGTTAGAGACCACATCTTTCAATAGGTCTTCAGTGAAAGCCCGCTTATTAGTGGCTTCAGTTTGGACGGTGGTGGGAATGCCTGCAGTTAAAACCGGATTGGCTCCGGCTGTGCCAGCACTAGCTGTGTTAGAAACGCTATTTGTGCTTAACCAGGCCGACAATCCACCCGTTTTACGGGCAGCACTGGAAGAACCAGCGGTCGGAATAGTGTTAGCACACAGTATCGCTTCCATATCCCGGCGCAGCTCTTTACCATTTTTGACAATGTTGTATGCAACTTCTGAATTTCGACCAGCGAGATCCTGAAACTGCAAGTTGTCAGCAATAATGAAAGTTTTGCGTGAGATGTTGGTGCGGTTGCCAACACGAACGGTGGGGGTCACAGCCGTATAGCTGGTGATGTCGTCGCCGTCGATGTGTTGGTTACTTGAGTCTGCGGCCGCTAAAGTATCGGTCATCCACTCAAAGTAGGTGTTGGAAACCGTCTCCTGCCCAATATTGGACTGGAAAGGTGTTTCCTCTGGAGAAATGTCATAAATGATATTCGCCAGGTCTTCTCTGATTCCTTTCGCATCGAAAGATGTGAAAGTGTTAGTCACAATCGCCATGATTGTTAGCTCCTTTGCCTGTTTAACAACTGCTCAACGTAAAGTTGGGCATCTTTTGCCTTCCCGCTTTTCTTCAGCAGATTGCGCTGCTTCGACATAGCGTTCCGGCCCGGAGCTGAGCCTTTAGACCCTGGTGAGAGGGTTTTGGATGTTCTGGCTTTCTGTTTTCGAGCTTTGCTTTTGCCCTGGTCGAATAACCAGGCTTTTCGCATAATCGCCACAGATCCCCAGTCCATAATGCTGTCGAGTCGGCCCTGATCCAGGTAACCGTTGCTCAGACACCATTTTTCAATATCCTGCTTCTCGCGGGAGGCCACCTTTTCATCTTTCCACTCGGGAATTTTGGTCAGTAGCTCTTTCCCCTGTTCAGACAGGAATTGATCTCTTTCTGATCGTGCATGGAATTCATTCTCAGCGAGTAACCGCTGACGTTCCTGTTGCACGCGCTGTAACTCGGACGCGTTCTCGACTTTCTTCTTGTCGAATTCGCGTTGCAGTCTTGCTGCTTTCGTTGGGTCCACCTTGTAAAGTTTGTCCCAGTCGGGCTCAGCTTC